ACCACGGAGAATATGGTTCTCTACAAGATAGTCTATCGGTTAAATGATGTAATACTTCATCTCCAAGAAAAATAGCTACATGATTTAAAGTTGAATCTAAAATACTCATCAATAAAACATCTCCAGCTTGTAATTTTTCATCTGGTCTAAGTTCTCTAAATCCTGTTCTCCAAGCATAATTTTCAAATAAAGGATCTTTCATAAATTCTTCTGGTGTTATCGTTCTTTCGTAATCTTTTAGAGTTATCCCTTTTTCTTGCTTGTAATAATCTCTTACTAAACTCCAACAGTCTGTAATACCCCATACCCATTGTCGACCCAATAAAGGTGCTTCATATCCCTGTGGTTCATAATATCCCCATTTCTTTGTTTTAGGATTAACAATATGCCACGGAAGTCCACTTTGTTCACACGCTACTTTATCTGCCTGACTAGCTTCTGGAGGTGTTGTTGGATGACTATGAACAACAGCAGTAACATCTCCTAGATTAGTAGCCTTTACATAATCTTCTGGATCTAAAATAAAACATTGATGTGCTGTCATTGATAAATTACGACAGGGATAATATCTTTCCTTGCCTTTTATATTTAACAAAAGACCAACAGATTCTTTTGGATCTTCTGTTTCAGCGTGATTAAGTGCAGATTCTTGCCAATTCATGTTGCAATAGTACCAATAGAAGGAAATTCGGCTCTTGTACATTGTCTTTGTGGAGCACGAATACCAGCAATATCAAATACAGCAGCTAATTCAAATTGAACCACTTCTCTATTTTCTGCTGACTTTCTATCAATTTTATATATTTCCTGCGGAAACTCTGCGGTATTATCTGGTGTTCCATAAGGATTTATGTCTCCAGGAAAATTAACAGCATCTAAAAATCTGGCAAGAGTTCTAATTCTAGTAACAGTTGCACCTGTTAAATCATTACCTGTAGTTGTTGTGTTTACATTCAACAAAATAGCTGTAATAGTTCCAAGTGCGTTACTAACAGTCAATGTAGGTCTAGGTAACTGTCCTTTTCTAAAGGCAAAACCTTCTGCTTTTATTGGAAATTTTTGATAACTGTTACCAGCCCAAACTATTTCTCCATTATCTTTCAAAGATGAACCAGAATGAAAACGATAAATAGTAGTAGCACCATGCAAACTACTATCTAAAGCTAAAGTAAAAAGTTCTATTATTGCCGATGGATTTGTATCTTGAAGATTACTGACAATAGCAGAACTGCTCATGGTTCAAACACCTCTCTAAATGTTGCTTGAATTGTTGCTCTATTGTTATATGGTATAGATTTATTCCAGTTTTCGCAAACATATTGTCCAGCACCCGATAAAGTAATTGAAACATTCCCACTGTTAGTAGCACTAGCAGCAGCAGTAACAGTAAAAACATTTGAATCAGTTACCGAAGCAACAAGGAACGTACCATCAGTAGCCGATCCAGAAGTGTAATCAATAGTAAGTTCATCTCCTACAGCTACACCATGACTTGAAATCGTAATTGTTACTGTAGTACCTGATTGAGAATAAGTTCCTGTCTTTGTAAATCCTTCTCCTGGTGGAGTAAAAGTAAAACTGGCACTATCATTTGCTCTACTGTCTAAAAATCCTTCTATCGTATCTGCATCTGTTTCTGATACGTTAAATGTAAAGTTAAAAACTTTTGGATTCTGATGAGCAGCTAATCCAAATAAAATTCTATGTTCGTAGCCATCAGCAAAACGAACAGTACGAGTAGCTGGTGCGGATCTTTTTTGTTGTCCGTATGTTGGTGTGATTGATGGAAAGGTAGCCATTATGCAAGTAAACCTCCAGGTCTTTTCTGTTTAATTAATTCTGTCTCTATAGCTGCTGATAATGCAATACCTAATGCTCTACCTTCATCTTCATCTCCTTCAACAGAAGAACCAGAAGCATCTACGTTTACTACTATATTCGTTGAACCACCACCAACACCAGCTAAATCATGGTTAGGAATTATATTGCCTGATTGATTTGGAACAAATAATTCTGGCCCACGCTCTCCCACAATATAAGGTTGCCTCATTCCTACAGGACCACCATTCGCTGCCATCATTACTGTTCCCTGTATGTCATTCATAGGTGTGGTACTGAAGTTAAAGATATTTCCAAACATACCCAATATGCTTTTCTGCAATTGGTTAGCAGCCATCTGTGCAGCAGTATCTAAGAAAAAATCTGCTATTCTGTTCAACATATTTCTAAACGCATCTTGCACAGTCATTGTTCCTTTAACAATCCCTTTAAAAGAATCCTCAAAAGATGATCCCATTCGTTTTGATAACTCTACTGACTGACGAGAAAGATCATTAAGTTCTGTCATTTCTTTGTTTAAATCTCTCATTCTACTTATTGCTGGATCGGCAGCATTTAATCTGTTTAATGTTATTTGTTCTTCAAGATCAAGTTGTAATTCTAAATTTCTTAAAGTTTGCTCTGCTCTTTCTATTTCAGCTTTACTGCCTTTTTCCTTTAGTGCTTCTATTTCTGCAATTTGTTTTTCTATTCCAAATTCTAATTTTTTAATTTTAGCTCTCTGTTCTAAAACAATTAATTCTTCTTCAGTACCCTCAAATCTTGCTTTTTCTAGTTCTAATCGAGCTAAAAGATCCATTTCAGTTTCTTTTAATATTCTTCTTTGCAGTTCTGTAAGACGGACAATATCTTCATAGTTTTTTACTTGGTGTTTTAATATTGTTAAATTCTGTTCATTTGCTTGTACTTCAGCACCAAGATTTCTAAATCTACTTTGAATACCTCCTAATGTTCCATCTTTTGATGCTTCTCTAAACTTTTCCTTATCAAATAATATTTCACGATCTTTTTCTCTTTTAGCTAAAGCATCTGCTATACCCTTTTCTAAAGTTTGTATTTCTTCAATCGCCAATTCTCTTTTTCTAATGGTTTCAGTTAGTGTTTCTCCTAAACTTTTATCTCCAGATGTATCTCCTCCACCGCCTAATACAAAGTTAAGCATTTTCATAAATCCAGTTAACGGACCTGACGCTAAAATTGCTAATTGCGTACCTAATTCTGCTGTAACTTTTCCAAAGTTTTTAAATGATTTATTCATTTCTTCAAGACTATTAGCACCAGCAGCACCAAACTGCGAACCAAAATTAGCTTTTGCTAACTGCCCTGCTGACTGTGTTAAACCTGCTGATTGTAAAATTTGAACAGAGGTAGAAAGACCTCGATCAAATCTTGATAAATTTGTAACAAGTTTGTCCAGATTTTGTGCAGGATCGTTTAAAGCAGCCCCTAATTCATTTATACCATTTACTGTGTTGGTTACTGTTTGTAATAAAGCTGTGGCTACAAGACCTCCTGCAAATCCTCCCATTTGACCGCCAATAGCCCCACCAATTAGTCCACCTCCAAAACCAGCAGCAGCACCCAATGCTCCTTGCCCAAATAACAACGGAAATGCACCACTTATTAATGCTCCAGAAAGAACTCCTTTACCTCCAGCACTTCCTCCTGCCGAACCTCCAGTTGTTACACCTCGATTAAAACCTCCCGATTGTCTTGGTACGATATTTGCAGTTTTTTGTTTTGTACGAAATATCTCTTTTTCTGTTGCTAATTCTTTCGCTTTTATTTTTAAATTTGCTTTTTCTAATCTATTTTCTTTAATATTTAATGCTAGTTTATTTCGCTCTACCGCTAAAATTTGCTTGCTTGCTCTACCACCTAAAGCTATTCTATTTAAATTCGCAATTCTTGTCTCAAGTTTCTTTAACTGTGCATTAACAGTTCTTACGTCTAATTTTATATTTACATCGTAATTAGAACCAGCCACTACTTTCTAATAAACATTGTTCTTAGTTTAGCGTACCTTACGATATTGAGCTTTCTTTTTTGCATCTTCGTATGCTTTTTCTTCTCTTTCGCCTTTTAATCTAAAATATGCGTTCCAGCCATACATTTCCTCTAGGGTCATATTCTTCTTTAAATGAGCCAATGTTATCCCTAAACTTTCTGCGATAACAAACTGTAAATACAAATAGTTGTCTTTATCAAGTTGTGCTTTTTACGGCATCAGGGCTAACCTCCTCGCCCAACTCTTGCATCTTTGTCATAAGCTCCAACAAGACTGCTAGTGGTATTTCTCTTCTTAAACTAGGTTTATCTGCTTCTACAAATAACTTTTTTCCTGTTTCATCTTCTGCTTTATTTATTATTACCTGTAAAGCAAAGTCTAAGTTTCCCTCTTCTTGACCTTTATTAGATGCTATTAAAGTAGCATTTATAGTGTCTCTATCTGAAATAGTAAGAGGCGACCAATATACCTTTAAAACAAGTTCTCCTTTCTTATAAATAGAATAACTGCTCTTACTATCTACGCTGAAAGCATTTCTTAGCTTATCAATAGCTCTATCTGTTGGCATAGTAATTAAATTATATACTTACTTACTATACTACTACTTTATTAGTAAAACCAACTTTTTGAAACGCTAATGTTATGTCCTTATGAATAAAACCACCTTCTGTATAAATATTGTACCAATTTGGACCCATAGCTGTCGGTCCCTTAGATTGACTAAAATGTTGTGCATAAGTGACTTGTTGACCTCTAAAGTTGGGTAAAGTTTGCCCTGGTGCGTTAATTGCAAAACCAGCATACTTAGCTCTGTTTCCAATAAACAAATCTTGATTCAATGCTACATTCGGAACTCTTGCATTTTTTATCTGCCTAGCTGTTGGTTTAGGCATCATGTACGAAGGAAAATCTGGTTTTCTTTTTCTTCTGGCTTTTACAGGGTTCTTTGATACTATCCAGTTTTCTCCGAATGTACCTGTCCACCACGGACCTTTTTCAGTAAGGCTGTTTACTATATTTTTGGCTGCTTGTTTTCTTCCTTTTACTAACTTTTTTTCTATGTCTTTTGTTAATTCAGTTAGTGGTTTTCTTCTAGGCATTGGCACTAAAATCGCAACTTATAACGGATAAATAATGGCTATCTTCTTCAACATTTACAGAAGTTGGTCCTTCGATTGCCGATACTCTGGGACTTACTGAAAATGTATCTGAATATCCTGGAGCGTTTACTGAGATCAATCCATCAATTACTGATTCGGCTATCGCAGATGCAACAGCACTTCCCTTGTTCGGTGGTGTCATAATTCCACATCTTATAGAACCAGCATAATAATCTGATGCAGCACCATGAGTTTGGGTGGTGGATTGTGTAAAGTCTAAACTTACCATTACATACTTTTTATTTTTTCCAGGAGTTGTGAAAGGCATATTATCAAATACAACTGTTACTGTGTTGTCAGCAGTTGTTACTGCACTTTTGATTGCGGTTTCAAATGCTGCTCTTGCGTTTACTAAAGTCATTAGAAAATAACGTCAATGCGGAATAAATATTCTTGACCACCTTTTTGAGTAAGAACATTTGTAATTTTAGCTGCTCTGGTAGATCCAGAAAATGTAAGCGTTATTTCATCTTGTAATAAAGGCTGACTGTCTCCAATTAAATCTGGTGTTACATATAACCTGGCTACATTTTCCTGGAATCCAGTTTCCTCTGATGATCTAACAAATTCAATTGGTACTTTTATGTTATAGCTAACATCAGTTGTAGATACCGCACCAGTTGAAGTGTTGTAGACAGGAGATGTTTTTCTTGTATAGATAATACTGGTATCTAAAGAATCTCCTAAATCAGCTATTACCTGTTTAGCTATATTCTTTAATGCTGTGTCTAGTTGTCCTGCCATTATCCTCTAACCGCCCTTAGTTGAAAACTTCCTGCTCCACCTAGCATATACGCTCCAAGGTAACTTTGTAACCACGGGTAGACATCAAGAATATTGTTTACTGACCCTGTTCCCTGACTTGCAGTATTGTATTTAACTTGAATATCTCCTAACTTTACTTCTTCAAAATTACCATCTTTTCCAGTAGTACCAGTAATAGCATCTGTGTCGTTTGCTAGTGCTCTGGCTAGTTCATATTCGGCATACTTAATATTATTTGGAATTGTGCTGCAAGCTAATTCAACTCCATCTACCTGATAATTATTTCTAGGAAATTTCAGTGCTTGACCAGAATCGCATCTATCTCCGTAGAACACGAAGCTGTCGATCCATCGGGTAGCTGATATTAGTGCTCTGTTCTTTTGATCGTCTGTCTTACTTGTCCAAGTTGAAGAATCTGGAACTGTTTCAAAATAAGTATTAGCTTCTGCCAACGTAACATAACTATTAGCACTAGCTCCTTTTATTGTTGCGTCTATAGTTGCTGCCACGATCTATAAAGTAATTTAGT